GTACAATCGGCAAATCAAAACGTGAACAATCAAAAATCAAAATGTGAATCTTGACACTTTTTAAACAAAATCAAAATGTGAATTTAGTCAAGAAAAAAGGAGCAATAACAACTCTTTGTTACGCTCCTTTCAGCAAAATAAGATTCCTTTCGAAATCCCATTCACAAATATAAATTATCTCTGTTTATCAGCAAAATAAAAGTCGAAAATACTTTGTAAAACAAACTATTTTTACTATCTTTATGTCAGCAAAATAAGATTCACACATGTTTCACTGTAGCTTTTATGTCCTCTAAAAGCTCTAAAATCTACAGCTATGAGAGATTCAAATCCTGACAAATCTCTAAATCTGGATTATAATGAATCTACATTTAGAGAATTTCTGAAAAACCCATTTCAGAACCTTATTATCGACTTGTCACGAGCAAATCTGATTGAAGCTATAGAAGCTTTAATTCAGGTAAGAAACAATTTGTCTCCTTCTTATGGAAAGCATTATTCCTGTTTGAAACATCATTTAAAAGGTATTCAAATGGAGTTTAAATGCGAATTGTATCCTTATCACATTACAGATGTATTCTGGTCTAATTTTATTCCTTATTTGCTTTCTAAGGGACTTTCTCTTGCAACAGTTAAAACAGTATGCTCACAACTAAAAACTGCTGTTGGATGGGCTGCAAAACATCGAGCGAAGGTGTCTGATAGTTATGACGTACTGAAAATTCCTCCTTATTGCCACGAACAGGTCGCTTTGACGATGGATGAAGTAAGTCACATATATCATTTCGATGTTTCTTCTATACAAAAAAGAGCACAGCATCTTCGAAAGATTGAGCGTGTAAAAGATATGTTTGTTCTTTCCTGTAATCTTGGACAAAGGTTTTCTGATATGGTTAGAATAGACAAAAGCTGTTTTGACAGAAATATATTCACTATTCTACAGCAAAAGACAGGAACATCTGTGCGAGTTGACATTGAAAGAATGTCATTAGATCGTAACACGACTTATTCAATCCTCGAAAAGTATGATTATCAAGCACCATTGACAACTGACATTTCATGCTACGATAAATATTTGAAAATGCTTTTGCAATACATCGGTAAAGAGTTCTCTGTGAAGGTAAAAAGAGAAACGAAGATAAACGGACACATTAAAGTCGATTTTTACCCTAAATGGAAGCTTATCTGTTCGCATACAGGAAGAAGGACTTTTATTACCAATAACGTAATGAGAGGTTATAATTCCATGGAGATAATGAGGGCAAGCGGGCATAAATCATACAGCAGTTTTGAGAAGTATCTTTGCTATTTTAATGACTAAATAAAAAAGTGGCCTACAACTTAATGTAGACCACTTTCACCTGAAAAACAACCTTACTTAAACCTTAGATATTGGCTGCATGTGAAGCCAGATTCTTCCTTCAACGCCATCTGAATTACCGAAAAAAATTCTATATCCTGCCTTGATAATATCCCCATCTTCGAAATCATTGAAAAGCATGGAATATGCTACGTTGAACGCTACATACTTATCCCAGTCAGTAGTACCTTTTGGGAAAGCCATTCCAGAAGTTGCTTCTTGAATCTGAGCCATGCTCCAGTATTCTCCGGTACGAAGGTCACGACTTTTTCCACGATAACTAATCTTAGAAAGGTCATACTTCGCAAACTCTTCATCGTAATGAGGACCGTAGAAAAGCTCGTGCTGCTCACGCATGAACTTCCAATATTCATCATTGGTCAGCTTTCCTTCCTGTGCCATTCTCATATAATTGGATGCTTTGCAAGCTGCCATCCACATCTTCTGCTCTGTGACGACACCATCTTCACGAGCTTTGCTTAAAAACATATCGTATGTGTACATAGTGATAAGAATTAAGCAGGTACTGTAGAAGTGATTGCAATAGTCGTCTGAAGCAGCATCTGGTCAGAAGTCAAGCAACAGTTGTTGTTGTTAATCGGACTTGCGGCCATTGTAGATGCAGCAACATTAGAAGTTGGAGCACCAGTCGTACTGTATACCGGAACATTAATCGTAATTGCAAATGGCTCACTTTTAGGGCACTGGCAGCAACAACGAGGATTGTAAGGAAGATAGTTAATGGTTCCTGTAACAGTTACCGGAACTGAATAAGTGTTGTTACCTACAAGAACAGGAGTTCCTGTTGCAAATGCTACATTAGCTGTAGTAGGGTAAGTTCCGTTCATGCAGACAGGACCGTTACACAAGATGTGCTTAAGAAGCAACATATACTGCTGTGAAGTTACCGAAGGCGTGGCGCTAACTACCACGGGGACGAGGCTCAAAAACTTCGTGATTCCCTTTTTTGTACAACTCATAAAAAAACTGCATTAAGATTGTGACGTAACTTCCGGGTCTTTTGATTCACCGCCCGGATTCGGTGATATAAGAGGAGCCTGTGAAGGCAACATCTGTTGCAATACAGAGGCGATAGTTTTAATCCCTTCAATAACCTGTGCCATTGAGTCCTGATTACGGAGCGCTATCTGAACTGCACAGAAAGACTGATTTTCCCGACTGCAAGTAGAGCAGTTCCGGTCACATCCTTTTTTTGCTTCCATTTTTTTGCTTTACTTTAAAAAGTTGATAATACCCATTTTTACAAGCATGTTGTCCTTCCATCTGGACAACGCCGTGCTAAGTTTTTTGGCCGTCACTGCACGGCCTTCTGAACGGTTCTCTTCAATAAACTTATGAATCGCCTGGCGACATTCTTCAATCTCTTCTTGCGATTCAGCGTAGATGTAAAAATCAATTTTGTAAGGTTGCATATTGTTTTATTATTCAGTTGGTAACGGTGGAATAGTAGCTGCCGCGGATGCCGCTTCTGCTGTAGTTGTCGCTACAGTAGCTTTTCCTCGTAATGCTTGTACGATACTGATTACATTCATAATTTCTCCCTGATTTTCCTTGAACCATCCAAATGCGGTTCCTATCGTATCTGTTACTTGAGAAAATGTTGATGGGACAGCCGGGTCCATATCAGGAAGGTTCATGTCGTCTGCGAAGAAGTCGTATATTTTCTTTGCCTGATCTACGTCTCCATCCGCAAGAGCCATACATGACATTTTCAGTGAAAGTTTAGATGTTGGTTTTAACTCTTTAAGGTCATCCATTGTTATCTTTTTCTTAGCAAAAATCATAGGCTTAAAATTTTAGGGGAGATTGCTTTTTACAATCTCCCCGTGAAAATTAGATTGTGTTAGCCGTTACAGCCACATCCTCCGCATCCGCACACTGGCTGTGCCGGAGTGTACAATGCTACAGGCTGCGGACATACTTGTCCATTGCGTGAAGCTGTATTTCCGGAAATAAGAGCCAGCAATGCTTCCAATGTAGAACTAGAAGTAGCTGAAGCTGTAGCTCCTGCTGTAGCTCCACCGGTTGCTACATCTACGATTGTTTTGGTTCCGGCCAGATTAATTGAGTGCTGACGTTCCTGCTCAGCCATCTGGTATTGAGCCAGACGGTCAATGTCACGCTGGTTACCTTCTGCGATTGCGGCTGCGCGTCCTGCGCTTGCCTTACCATACATTGCTACAAGTGGAATACCAATTACAACTGCTGCAAGTGCTGCGCCTGCAAGTGTGGTTGCTGTAACACGCTGTCCACTGTGTCCATGTCTTTGCTGACCGTTCATTACGGCCTGCAATGCTAACAAATCTGAGATTTCTGCTGCCATGATTTTTTAAAATTAAGAGTTAAACATGTGCCTGTAACTGACATGGACAAAGGTATTCTACCTTTTTCTCAATCACTTTAAATTATTTTCGATAGACTTTCGAACATGTTGCGACATTGTTTCGATTAAGTGATTATTGTTCTTTCTTCGTTCATAATTCGTCAAAAGATTACGTACACAGGATGGAGTGAGATGCATATATTGTGATATTTGTACAGGATACATTCCATTCTCAGCTAATATCTTGACAAGAATACTTTTTGCATCAACAACTTCTGTAGCACGTGAATGTGAAGTGATAAGACATTCTGGTATTTCCGTTTCTTTTGCTACAAGTTGCAATACCGTGTTGAATAGTTGTGTTTTGCACATAATATTAATTTATTTTAGAGGTGGGATTTACCCACCTCAATTAGAATTCTATTGATTAAACCAGGTACCTATTGCGACAGCAACAAAGATAGGAACGCATCCAAGGAAAGATGCAAGTACATCGTACCAGTCGGCCTTATCGTCAGCGATAATCTCTTTAAGCACTGACAGAATCAAAACAAATACTGTTCCGATTAATACGGATGATACCTTCTCCAACTGGTTCAAACCGCTTTCCTGCAAAATCACAACGAACGAAATGAATGAGCAGATAAATCCACCGCCAAGGAAGTGGAGAACTTTGTCATTCCCCAATTTACCGATTAAATTGTCGACTAAGTTGTTTGTTGAAAATAAGTTTAGGGAATAATAATGCCCCTCAACTAACCAAGGAATTCTACATAACTATTCTTATTTTGCCTAAGTTGGGGGCCAACTATTAAAGAGTATATGGATAAACACATGAAGCAATATAAGTCGATAAATGGTCTGCACTTCTTTGATTAAGATGTATATCAAACCCGTTATTCAGAAACAATTCTCCAAATTCTTGTCCTGAACTATTGACATATCGCACGTTAATTCCAGAGTTCTTGTCGCTGCGAAAAATTCTTATACCCATGTATTCGCATACAGATTGCATCATATCATTGTATCCACCAGCTAAATTATTATACAGATATGCTGGAGTGAACACCAAGATATTTGAATCTGGAAAATTCCTTATCAGTTCTTCTATATCATATCGCAATGCAAGTGCAAAATTGGTTAATGTATTAATCTCAATATCTTTAATATCCCTTTGTGAGAAAGCACTTTCTAAAGTACCCAGCTCTTGATTTCGGTCATTTGTATCCCCCATGATAAATATTATATCAGGTGTCGGAATTACTGAATCTTGTACATCTCGTTTCAAACGATTAATCTGATTCCAAAAAACATTATTTGCAGCAACAACTGTTGGGCCACCTGTGGCATCATTCAAATCCTCAACTGTTTCTTCGGTGTGAGTAAATTTAGCTCCACCTACACCATACGATTTTAATGTCTTAAATGGTAACTTCTTTTTAAACTCTGAAATCCAATTTCCATACGTTCCACTTTGGTTAGTCCAACTATCTCCAAGTATAGCCATCGTTTTATCAATAGTATTTGAAGTAGTGCTATTTTCCAATACTGTTATTCTATTGTCAAAATCTTCAAGGTCATATTCTTTTTCAATGTAATATCCTGAAAAGCCTATTGATAAAGCACCATTCGCTCTTTGGTCGCTGTTAGATAGTTGACTGTCAATACTTATGCTCCCACTGATGCCAAAAAGGAATCCACTACCATTGTCATTGCTATATTTGATATTAACATTTGGGATAATTAAGAATCTATACCCTTTAGGTAAGTAGATATTAACATCAACTTCTTTTTTAGCACCAGTCTCAACTGAACCTATGTTTATTGTTCCATAGGATTCTTTAATTATAAGACTTTCGTCTACTGAATATAGTTCTATTTTTGCTGATTCTGATGATACGTTAGGTATTATAATCAACTTTTGAAAAGTAACATCATGGCCAAAAGTTCTATTCATAATCGCCTTTTGCGTTCCGAAATTGACGGAAGCAAAACTCGTTTCATCATATTCTATTTTGGCTTTATCTTTAAACTTTTCTTCTATTTCTAAACTGATTTCTTCAGCATTAGTTGATTTTTGTAACGCATTTGAAGCATTATCTGATGCAACGGATAAATTATTTGATATTTCCTTAATGTCAAATTTAGATTTTACCTCATAACCAAACAAAGATAAACTTATACATCCTTGACTAATTATAATTCCATCAGACAATGTATTCCCTATTCCTATATTTTTAAATGCGTAATAAAATCCGTCACCTCCAGTTCCACCATATTTTAAAGTCAAATTTTTAGGAACAAATAGCAATCTATGCTGCGCTGGAACATACGCATAAAAATCATATTCGTACAAATTATTTGCCTGTGCATCATTACAAGATATGTACCCTAAATATTTTGTAACTACCCCATCGTTATTGACAAGATATATATCAATACCTGCTGCACCATTACTATTTTCATAAGGAGTAAAAGAGATTTTTGTTATCCATATAGCATTTTCATACAGCACATTGAAATAAAAATTATCTTTAAATTTGATTGTTGCTGCTTCGCTTTTTTCATAGCTAAACAATACCCTATCTTCTGTTGCAGCCGTAGCATCAAATTTTGCTTTTTCGATGTCCTGAATTGTTTTATTATCTAGCTCGGTAAGTTCTTCCTTGGTTGCATACCCGGCATCTACTGTTCCGCGGAAAGCCCATCCTGGGTTTTGGAAGCTGAAGACCTTTCCGTTATCTGCGGATTCAGGATATTCCTGGTTGTAGATGTTAACCAGCATGCCTCTACGAAGGAGTACACCCTTGTCATCTTTCGGTGCGGTGGAGTCTGCTTCCATGGCTGACACGGATGTGTAGGTTTTGCGGATTCCCAGTGAGCTTCCGTTAATCTCCACATTCTCGATGTATTCTACTATGTCGTTGCTCAGCTGGCCGACTTCTTCCGGCGTTACTGAGTCTATCTTAGTCTTTTCTGCGAGCGCGATGGCGCGTTTTTTTAAATCTGTTGCTGTCATAAGATTATACTGTGAGGTAAGATTGATTCATTGAAGTTAAAAATAAGCCGCTTTTGCTCAGTTTGAAATATCCGAGTCCACCGTGTGCTGTTCGATAGCAGGATATACATAATCCATACATGTAAGTATCTTCTTCTTCTTTACCGACAAAATGTAGTGATAGAAGGAAACTAAATCCTCCTACATTTTGGTTAATAGAGGCAGATATAGGTGAAGAAGCTGGTGAGAACACTGAATAAAAAGCTTTTATGTCTGTAGCTGAGGAACCTATATTAATTTTAACACTTCTGTATCTTTGAAGAGATTCCATTAACGTAGTTGCATCAGATACGCTATTATAACTCAATTCAGTGTAAAGATTTTCGCCAAAAAGCGCATCAATTTTGTTTTCCACTTTAGAAAATGCCTGTTCTACAGTATCCCCGCTTTCAACATCTCCTTTAGATGATTTATTGTAATCAACCAAAGTACCGGCAGAATCATATATACGTTTAGCTGTTATAAGATCAATCCAGACCACCGCTCCTCCGGTATCATCACTCAGATATGCTTCATAATGCTTCTTCACCTTGTGAACCTGCTGGTTCTCGAACGTTCTTTCATCCGAAAGCACCTCACGAAAACAAAGTTTGTTGCTTCCGATGGCTCCCAGTGCAGGAACATGATACAGCTTACCTGATATAACCACACCACCTTCCACTACATTCGCTTTATCTTTGTCAAGGCATCCCCACAATATGCAGTTATCTCCGTATGTCCGCACAGCGGTATCAATCATGCTTTTAAGGCTGTTCTGCATGAATGACAAGTCGTCTGCCCATACATCCTGCCCTCCGTCGTAAGTAACTAAGTAATCATTCATAATCGTATATGTTTATTGTATATAGCCGTCCTGCCGGCTTATTGTATTCTACTATATTCTTAATCTCTTCAATTTTATTTTCCAGGTAAGAAGGAACATTCACTATAAATTTAAGCTGTCCGTTCTGATTACCGTTGTGCAGATAAGTGTGCTTCTGTGATCCTGAATAATAGAAGTAAGAGCTAGGAGACTCATTACGCAAATACACCGTATTGTACAATCCCGTGATGTCCGATATATAAATATCCTTATTCTGCAACAGGAAGTAATCATTCAGTGCCTTCTCGATGTAGATTACCTGGCCGTTCACGCTCAGCCGGCTGTCGCACAGGTCACGATACTTCATCAGTTCATCGTGAAGGTACGATATGGGAAGCGTGAGCACCTTCAGGAACGCAAACATCTTCTTCTTCCTGAGAGGAGGAGGAAGAAGAAGAAACGCAAATTTGAATATGTCAATTTTGTACCACATAGCTTACTGTATTAGATAGATCTTCTGCAATGAAGCAGCCGGACTCTGCCGTATAGTTGTTACCTGTAACCACTGCATACGATTCGCCGGTGCTTGTCTTTGTCTGGACGGTTCCAAGTTCTACATCGGTCACTCCCTGCACGTTCTGTATGGCGTCTACGCACTTGGTCTTGTTGAATGTTCCTCCGTACACGATTCCGGCCAGATAGGCGTTAATGGCATCCTCTACGGGTTTCCCTCCACCGTCTATGCGTGTACCGTCTGAGGTAAGAATCTGAGGGTCGTAGTATACCTTTATGGCTATCTTGATTTTGTCTGCCGGAAGGCTTCGTATGCTGAGGAATACACCTGCTATTTTAACGCTGTTCATATACGATTTAAAAGCCGTTAGAACGTCTTCCGAAAGCGGTGTGGGAAGATTGTTTTCCTGACCGGATACAAGTATCTGTATCGTGTTGCCTGCATCCTGTACGGCACAGTATTTTACCACCTGCTTGGCCGTATCTGCCACCGGATAGCGGAAAGCGTGCGTCTGTTCGTCATACTCCAGCGCGTCGCCGTACTGGAATGCAAGTGCCTGTGCGTGATACCAGCGGACTGTAGGAACGATGCTCTGTGCGATGCGTTCGTCTACGTCCTGCTTGTGGGCATCAAACATGACTTCCAGGGCATAGGCACAGGCAGACACGATGTAGATAAGAATATTCTCGATGGATACGGTGCTGAAGGTGTTTTCCCATGTGGCATCTTCTCCCGTGATGCCATACGCTTCGCGCAAGGTGTTGTCCTCCATGAAGCGGTCGGTCATCGTCTTTTTGATTTCTGCGATTGTTCTTGCCATATCATACAAACTGTTCTGTGAATTGTTCCGTGAATATCTTCAGCCGCACCTCGCTGTCGGATGTCTCGGAGGTGGCGGGCGACACATTGTTAGCCTTGCAGTATTCCTGCATTTCCCGGTTTATAACCACGTCCGGCACACTGACCGTCATGCCGGGCGTAAGTTTCTCCGTGGGGCTTATGTCGTTATCGCGTGCCAGGATGAAGACCCCTGCGAGGTCTCCATATTCCTGTATTGCGATGTCAAGAAGTGTCTGATTAGGTAGCACCGTCACGTTCATGTCTTTGTCCTCCACATTATCCTTATGAGTATCAGTATCGCGCCTGCCCAGATGATTGCCGTAGTGTACCATGGCTTGGACTCCTTGCGTTCCGCTTTTACCGTCGATACTTCCTGCTCTATCCGGTCCATCCTGCTATTAATATGGGTTATCTCGGCAGACATGGTTTCTATCTTCGTATCGGTCTGCGAGGTATCCCTTCTCTCTTCCTGGGTGCTGCTGATCACAGACCCCGTCGTTACGCTGGTAGGATATTGCTTTCCGGTAGAATCAGGCGGTGAATACTCCGTTCGTTCCCAGCTTGCCGTAACTTCCTCCAGCTTCTGCCACCAGCTGGAGGAAAGTTCCTTAATCATCTCCTGCGTATGCTGATAGGAACTGTCCGATACCTGCGTGTCGGTCTTCGTATCCGTCTGCTTGTCGGTGGTGGCATCCAGCTTCATGGGAGGCTGCGACTTGCAGGCCGTCAGCATCAGTGCCAGGGCTACAAGCAGCAGAAAGCTTTCCATCCACTTGTAGGCCTTATCGAGTAGTCTTTCCATCATAACAGTATCAGGTTAATAAAAATGATAATGAATCCGGTTATCTCCAGCCAGAACGCGGGCCTTGCATATACTATCTTATTCCACAAATCCGACTGCATGTTATCGGCCATCACGTGACGCACGATGTAGACTATCGGAAGAAGCCAGGTAATCAGCAGCCAGGGATTCGTACATGCCACCCATGCCTGCGTACTGAGCAGCAGAAGTGCGGTACCGCAATAATGTATAATTCCTTCCGTTCGTTCCTTGAATCGGGGTGAAAGTGTAATGATTATCATTCCTATTAATGCCAGGAACACGAGGAACTGAATGTTTTCAGGCGTGCGTCCTACTGCTGACACGAAGAACGTAAATCCGTTAAGCCCCAGGCAGACGGAAAACCATTTCGGGTGCTCCAGCCGGTAATAGGTCTCTGAAATTGAATAAGGAATACCGCCTGTCTTGTAGATTACCACTGCGGTATATACGGCAAAAATCAACGCCGATATGATTCCGAAGATTGTTTCCATGTTGATTCTTTTTAAAGTTCTACAAAGCTTTCCATCCATCCAGTACATCCTGCTGCACAGCCGGAATACCGTTTTCCACCAGGCTGATAGCCGATGCAAAAGCGCACATCGTCGCCTGGTCGTTCACATCGGGTTCGAATGTGGTAGGCACCTGCATTTCCCGGCACACAGCTGAGATGTAGCCCGATGTGTGATTCTCCGTAGCTGGTGCCCAGCGGTTGATGTATTCCGCGATGGTGCGGCATCCGTGCAGACGGTGGTAGTTCTGAAGCGTGCGGATCAGTGCGCGATACCCCCACATGGGAGCGATGAACTGGAAAAATGTTCCGTCCGTCTGTTCCTGGCGAAGTCCCTGCCATTTGTCTTTACTCAGCCGGATATTCCCCGGATTATTGTTGCGTAAACCTCTTGGTAACTGTATCATTTTGTTTCCTCCTCTTTCTTTTCGTTATCTAAAAATTGTTGTAAATAAGGTATCTTCCGTACCACTTCGAAGCTAAGCACATAATACATGAAGTTCAGCGGCCTGGAGTGAGGGAACAGCTTGCGCATGTTTCGCAGGGTGTTCACCCCGTAGAAGTAGCACACAGCATACACGATGCCTGTAATGCACTGCAAAGCCCCGTCCAGGTTCTTCATCTTCTCTCCGATAATGTAGATGCTCAGCACGATTACGTAGAACACAAACGTCTCCAGCAGGCAGTGAAAAAACTTCCTGTTGTTGAACCGTTCGTGTTTGGCCACAATGCCGGCAATGAGTCCGGCCAGACAGTTAATCGCGAAGATGAAGAAGATGACAAACACCATGTCCTTCACCGGTGCGAAGTATGCCAGCGTGATGCTGAATAGCGTAGCCAGCATGTTTTTGATTCCTGTAATGATTTCCATACTTTCAGTTTTCATTTTCTGACAAAATAAGTTGAATGTTCTCTTCCAGTTCATTGTAGTCCACTCCTGCGCGTTCCAGATGCAAGCGAATCTGCTTTTCTATCTTTGCACGGTTGGCAGAGGAGCGTATATACCTCAGAAGGTTAGGGCCCAGTGCCGGGTCTTCCTTCCATTCACCCTGATTCATTCCCAGCACGATGGCTGCACATTGAATCGTTGCATCTCCCAGCGTAAGTCCTTCCTGTATCAGCAAGTCTCCGCTGTCGTCAAGCATTATTCCTTTCATCATATCAGTGCGTCACATTAGTGTCCTCATAATCCTGTTTATTCAGTTCGCTGGCTTTCGATGTGACCGCAGCAGCGGTTCCTGTCTGTGACGTAGCAGAACCGGTGGTGCTCACCTGGTGAGTGTGACCATTGAATGTGCGTACCAGTTCGTTAATCTTATCGGTAAGTGTGCCGATGTTAATCAACCCTCCGTTACTTCCTCCGTTTATTACGATTTCAGCCGATGAGGTGATTTCCATCTTTTCCACTTCAGTAGCCGATATGAGAAATGCATCCGAAGACTGTCCTTCCACTATACCCACCAGGCATAAAGAACCTGATTTTGGATACAATATCACGGAACCTGCACCCAGCTGAATATCGTAAAACTCCAGCCCGTCGGTTACTCCCTTTGCATCCATTGTTTTTTCATCGGTATTCACCGAAAGCACTTCCACCCATACCAGCGTGGCCTTTGTTTGCCCTGGAAGCTTAGACATAGCCTGCTTCAATTCTTCATCCAGTGTCATTCCGCACGTCCTCCCAGTTCTACTTTTTGACGGTAAGTAGCATTGTCAGAAAATGTCTTTGTCACTTTCTCGATAAAGTATTTGCCATCCATTTCCGGCGTGATCATGCTTTTCAAATCCATCACCATGCCAAATCGAACGGAAGGAATACCGAACAGTTCCACTCCACCTTTGTACTTCTGTTTTTTCAATCCCTCATAGTATCGTTCCGCAAAGTCCTTCAGTACCTCCAGCGTAACCTTCTGGTCTTTGTCGTTGTAAGTAAGACTTACTGTTTCAGCACCCTTTGTTCCTGCTTTGGCTTCCAGCTTCTTTCCACCCTTAAGGATAGCCAGTGCTGTCACTTCGTAGTCTCCTTCCGTGTGCTGTAGATCCTGGCTTACCGCCTGCTTCTCCAGTTCGATGCGTACTTCCGGAAGCTGCACGTTATCCGTGTACACATTTCCGCAGTAAAGCGTCTTACCGACAAAGTAGCTGTAAAGCCCTGTCTTCTTCTGAATGTCATCAAGAACGGCAGAAACCAGCACATTCGAATACCTTACGGCTCCCAGTTCCGTGTCACCGAAGGAAGTCACTATCTCATATTCCGGACAAAGGTCAGCCAGAAGATTTCCAAGCGTGACACTCTTCTTTGAATAAGATACAGACCTTCTTTTCAGCTTGTACATCTCATCCTCACAATGCAGTTTCACCGGTATTCCGCGTGATACATTCTGCACATATCCTTCGAATTCGGTTACATAATTCCCGTTGTATCCAAGCTCTATTTTCACAGCATCTCCAGGCTGGAAATAAGTGAATAAATCCTGACCTGAGAAAGTTCTTATTTTTCGGGGAATCACAATGTCAGCAGTGTCGGTCTGCATCTTCCACGAGCTTGCTATTTCTACGCTAGTCACATAGAAAAGCTTCAGTTCCGTTCTGCTGTCAGTAGCAGGGAACGTAATTCTGGCACACATCGCATAACTCATACTTTTTGTATATAAGGTTGGTCACTTGTAGCCTGAATCGAGAAAGAATACATTTCAGGAATTCCCTGTACAGGAGATAGCTGAAAGTTTTCCATCACGATGGCCGTTATTCCTTTATTCAAAAAAAGGTCACCTGTCACGCTGATACTGTCTGCCAAATCGCGGAAAAGAACAAGTGCGTGAGCCTGTTCCTCGTATGTTTTCTGTGAATCCCTTGAATTATCCGTAAGACAGAATCCGCGTATGTTGATATTCCAGTCATTGATACCGTATATTTCCTTCACTGTTCCTTTAGCACCAAGCACCTTTGTTTTCGATACGTTCATATCCCGGCTAAACTCTACCAAAGTAGCGGCAGGCATCAGAAAATCGCTCATGCTGACATCTGTCAATTCTCCCTGATCACTGTAGTGCTTGTAAGTACCTCCGTCCAGTATAAAAGAGTCGAGTACAGGTGTACCCATCCAGCTTCTTCTTTCCACTTCTTCACGGCTGGCCAGCTTCACGTCCTTATACTCTTCCGTAGGGAAGTCAGGCAATGTTCTTCCCCACGGAATATATATAGGTGATGATACGCCGAATACTTCAGCAAACAGATTGGCAATATTAAGTCCTGTATTTATCATATAATTATCCTATTGCAGGTGTTACGTCAGACAAAATAGCTATCATTTCACGCTTCAGCCTTTCGGAAATCTTACGGTAGTCTGAATCTCCTGATACGGTGAAAGTGTTGTTCATCGTCACATTCATGGTAATGTTACGTGCTCCTCCCGACTTTCCGCTTCCACCAAGTCCTATAGTTCCGTTTCCTCCAGTGCTTGTGCTACCGGAAGAAAGATTATTTCCATCTGTAGTTTTTGGTGCAAAAGATATACTTGTTTGTTTATTCATTTGCGGAAGGTATGTAGTAATTCCTCTTGAACGGTTCCAGCTTTCCTGACCTTTTGCTTTACCCTCATTCCATGCCATTGCTATCTTCTCACCACCAGCTTTCGCTTCTTTAGCAAACTGCTCCCATACATCGGAGAACTTAAAGCTGTCATCAAACCAGTTGGCAGGATTGATTGATTTTACAATGGCTTTTACCGCGCTGACTACAATTTTAACAAGCTGCACAAACAGTTCCTTTACAGAATTGACAAATCCCATAAAGTAGACTCTGAATCCTTCCCAGCTGTTATACAGTGTAGCGATTGCACCAATTACAGCCAACACCCATCCGATAATCGGAATGCCATAGATAGAGCGTGTAATCAATTTGCAAGACGCAGCCCAGGTGATTGCCGTCTTGGTGATTCCAAGCTGCATGATATTGGTCACGCTGAAAGCCACCATACCTAATGTGGCAATAACACCAGTTACTACACCCAATACTTTGATAATAGGAACAAAAGGTTCAACGAATTCAAAGAAAGAAATCTTCAGGTCATTAATAAATGCATCCATTCTTTTCATTCTTTCCGCAGTGGTATTCATGATAATATTAGCCTGATCTACGGCTGAATTGGAACCCTGTACTTCTTCAGTCCATTGTTTTATCTTCTCCGTATTACCCACCAATATCTGACCTGCTACTACATTTTCTCGTCCAAACAGCCTTGCCATTACTTCCGTATTGTTCATCACAGGAACCAGTTCTTTTAATCGGTCTGCAAAAGGTATCGACTTGTCTGACATTACACTCATATCTACTCCTAATGCCTGTAATGCTTTAGCAGCATCACTTGTCGGAGCAGAAAGTATAAGCATGGCATTTCGAAGAGCCGTACCAGCTTCAGCAGCTTTGATTTGGTTTTGTCCAAGTACCTGGAATAATGCATTTGTTTCGGCAAATGAAACCCCAAGGTTACTTGCTGCTGGGCCAATATTCTTCAATGATTCAGAGATGTCTACTACTTCAGCCGCACCAACCTGTGCAGATTTGGCAATCAAGTTCATCTGCATATTCATTAATTTAGCCGCTGAATCCACATCTTTTGCTTCACCCTCAAACGCATTGAATGAAGTGGTAAGTGCCCTTACAGCTCCAGCCACATCTCCATCCATTGTCTTTGATAGAGTCAAAGAACTTCTGGCCATGCTTTCTATTGCATCAGGATATTCCGCAATCTGTGGACCTAATTGTGAAAGCAATGTGGAAAACACGCCAGCTGCATCCGATGCATCAACACCAAATGTTTTTGCAAGATCTCTTGCTTTTTGCTCAACCAAATCAAACTTATCACCGGCAATACCTGAAATAGCTTGAACTTGCGACATGGCATATTGGAACTGTACTCCTGGCTGAATGGCATTGTCGAAAGCATCAGTTATACCGTCCACTCCATCCTTGATTTCGTTCATGAAAAACATTCCTTTCCCGAACTTTTCAAGAATAGATGCGGTTTCATTGGCTTGCTGGCCCAACTGTTCCACCTCATCCGTGGTCTGTTCTACTGTATCGGTCATTTTCTGAGCCGATTCAGTAGCCGAACGAAGCGGACCTGTTATCTTATCCACCAGTTCAAGAATCCATTGTGTAGTCGTTGAAGCCATCTTTCTTTTCGAATAATTTGTTTACCACTGTAGCCAGTGCGTTATACACTGCTGTTTCTGTTTCTTTCAGCTCAGTTTTCCTTACCATCCGGTATTCCGCATAGAGCCTGAGCCAGGAATCCTCATCCAGCGTATCAGGGTCAACCCGATAATGATACCTCAGTATCGCATTGATTCCTTCTATTTCCGTGAACGAGGATTCCAGTTTTTCTATGCTTTTCTGATAAAAGCCTGTACGGCCTCCGTCATTTCCTGAATGGCTGAAAGCAAGGTGCTGTATACCGCATAGTCATCGTCGATGGCCTTTTTGTCACCGGCCACTACGCAGTTCCGGATAAGCACATTATTTGCCGCTTCAAAGTCACCTTCTTTTCCCTTGGTTGCCACCAGCATCATGTGTGCGCGGCTCGGACGGACAACCAGGTAGTCATATCTTCCGTCTTCGGTTTCCACGGTTACCATGCGAAGGCGGTTTCCGTATTTGGCTTTCAAGTCCTTGTGTTCCGCTTCGGTGAATCCGTTAATCTTTGATTTTTCTTCTGTAGTCAAGCTTTCGTAATCTGACTTCTTCTGTAATTTATTTTCCATTTATATGCTTTTTAATCGTTATTTAAAGAGTTTTTTACACCGGAAGTCCCCAGTCAATATGAGAAGGGATAAGCGTGTACTGGTAAGCGATGGTCTTGTCGTTCTGCTTCACTTCTACTCCGTTGTTTGAGAACTGGCAGTTACGAATCACATCCTTATAAATCATACCATTGTATTCGTAGAGCACCGAAATGTCAAACGGTTCAATATCCATGATATTGTTTCCTGGTCCTACAGACTGCTGAAGCGCGATGGCTTCTTCCTTATAAAGCGTAATGCTTGCCTGTGAAGTGTAGTTTCCTACCGCACGACCTACCGGCTTGTTACCTCTTCCGTATGCATTCTCTACCTCCTGCGAGTCGTTGTAAGAAAGTGCCGTGATTCCCTCGATAGTACGTCCCAGCATAGTGGTGGATACTGAGTTCCATCCGGCCATCTTACCGAACTTATTGATAAGCGTTTTCAGTAGTGCCATAATCAGTCAATTTTGTTGGTGAAACCTAAGTCTACAGAGAATTCATGCACAATGCCGTTTGCCACCAGTTTGATTTGCACCTCAAACGGCTTGTCGCTCACGGCTGCCTGCGAAGGATCAATGTAAACATCAAAGTCGGACACATCGTTGGCATTGGTCATCGTGTCGAGTGCCTGGCGAACAAGAGAACTCCAATAAGCGATGGTTTCCGATGCGATGTAACCGGTTGAAGGGTCTGCATCTACGCGGCTTCTTACGCGAGGAATCAACGTATTCCGAACCAGTTTGGCCGCCTTGTTCCACACGGCATTGTATTCAATGTATGCGTAGTCCGTATCCTTTGCCACACAAGTGTGGCTGTTTGAGAAAAATACACCTGCATATCCCTGGAAGGAACTTGCGTAGATGTATCCTTTTTCATTCAAAGTCTTCTGGTCCGATTTGCTCACAGAAGTCATCAGTGTGCCGTTACTAAGTGCCGGATTTACCCATCGTCCCAGCGTCTTGTCAAGCATACTGTAGTCTGCTGTACCTTTTGCCGTGCGAGGATGACTTTCAATATCCACACTTCCCATGTTTTCATGCACGTAGCGAACAGAAAGCATACCAAGCGCACTTCCTACAGCCGCATAGTTGTTGTATTCTGTCTGGCTCTGTGCCACATCATAGTCCTGCGCTACGATGACAGAGATATTCTCCGCTTCCAGTGCGCGAAGATCTTCCGCGCTCGATGCGTCGGTAAGATAGGTACCCAATCCTTCCAGCAGCACACAGTCTATGTAGATGTTATCTTCCATCAGGTCTTCCACCAAAAGCTGCATTGCATTGATAGCAGTAGGAAGGTCTTCATCAGCTGTCAACCCGGCCACGCCGATGGTATTCACTCCGTCTATTGCACGAATACCGTTGATAAATTCATCTTCCAGTGCCAGTTCAGACACTTTCTTTGTTTTAGGTACCACCATGACCCACAAGTCCCTTTCCGGAGAAAGACGGAACACTTCGCTGGCATGATAATACAGAAGCTCCTTGTTCTTTGTGTCGGTCTCCTCTGTCCATGTCAGTTGCTCCAGTGCTTCGATGCTGTTCAGCTTCACCGCCGTGTAATCTGGCAGTTTTGAAGGAATGGCAGTAGCACCGCATACCAGAAGCACGGTGCGGTCGCTGGTGTCGGTTGCCCGAACCAGTCCGCCTCGTACTTTATTAATTGTTACTCCTTGGAATGACATAAGCACCTCCTTTATTCACTTTTACCTGATACGATGGAAGCCACACCGAATTCTTCAATGCGGTCTACGATACCCCATGTACGCTGACGATATTCAGCCTGCGGATCTTTGCTCTTGGTGTCCATTTCCATCGGATAGTACAGAGACATAACTGCCTCAATGTGATAATAAGTGTTAGGCGCATAGTAAGCGATACTTGCCTGCAAGTCTGTACCTGTAGAAGGTTGAGTTCCTTCTGCCACACGTGTAAGAGAAGATACCGTGTAATAAGGAGTATCGTTGTTTTCAAAGAACTGCATACCCATGAATCCCTTAATCTTACCTGTCTTCGGGTCAGCATAGAAAGAACGGTCGTAGAAGAACTTCGACGCGTTAGGATCAAGCAGCAGGTCGGCTGTATGCTGCGGACAAAGAATCATGTACAGCTGGTTGGCGATAGGCATGTTCCAATTTTTCACCTTTGTGGCAAAGTTTACCAGGTCGGCATAAGTCAGACGAAGACGACCAGTTCCGTCGTTTTCACCTGTAGTTTTCAGTACAGGCATGTTATCCTCGTCATCATTGTTTTCCGGACAAAGCTTGTACATGGCATGTTTCAGCATACCGTTTTTAAAACAGTCGTCATGCAGTTTACGGATGGCGCTTTCCTTGTCGAACGGAAGATAACGGAGTTCCACATCTGTAATGGCAGTGGGAGTCGTATCATATTTTTCCCATTCTACAATCAGGTTTTTACCTTCTACTTGTTTTGCGGTAAATTCCGAGTCGTTGTTCACCTTGAACTCTACGTTGTTAATCAGTTTGTTTCGGCGTACACCGTCGGCTGTGCGTGCGGCCTGAGGAACTGTTCCCAACGTAGCCAGGAAGTCATCACGGAAGTTCTGACGGTCAATAAGGAGCTGAGGGTCCAGATACTTGTTCAGATAGAGATTAGCTTGTAATTCGGCCATATAATTCAAAATTTAAGAGTTATTACTTTCTGTTTTTTGTCACCCATTCATTGAAGATGCGGTCGTAAGTTTCCGGGTCTTCCTTCATCAGTTTTTCACATGCAGACGGATCGTCCTTGATGTCTTCCCACTTCATGTCGGCTCCCGAATTGTTACCAAGCGGTTTCACCACTACAGGCTTTTTCACGGGCGACATAGCTGCCAGCATCTTCTTTCCGCTTTCAAAGTTTGATACCAGCATCTCTCTCCAGTCTTCCTTCACGTCGGCTGTGATGCGGCGGTCAAGAATAGCCTGGTTAAGCAATGCTTCGATTTCTGCGTTCTGCCGGTCTTCTTCTTTCTTCTCCAGCATTTCCACACGTTCTGCCTTGCGTTTCCATTCACTAATAGTTTCGATAAACTGTCCTTCCGACATGCTGGCCGAAAGTCCAAACTGTACCAGTAATGCGTTCAGTTCCATTTCTTGTTTTGAGCTTTTAGGGTTATTAATCTGTTTTGCAACGGTTAATGATACCGGACCGTTGTAACCGGCTTTCGCAATCATAGAAGCCGTATCTTCTGTGATGTCGGTCTTTCCTCCGATAGAGGTAGCAAAACCGTATTCCTTTGCTTCTTTCGCGTTCATCCAGAAGTCGCCTGCATCCCACTTTTCCTTGAATTCCTTTTCAGGCATTGTGGTACGCGCCATGTAGGCATCATAATAAGTCTGACTGATTTTGTCCAGAAGATCCAGGTAGGTCTTAATTTCTGCTTTCCTTCCGCTGGCAATTCCACTTGGCTGGTGAATCATAAACAGTCCGTTTTCAGGCATCGTGAACGACTGGCAGTGAATGGCGATGTAAGTGGCTGCGCTGGCCACCAGTGCACCTCCTTCTCCTGTCACCGTACCCGGAAAACGCTTCATCACATTTACAATTTCGTTAGCCTCAAAGCAGTCGCCGCCCGGACTGTTAATATACAGATGTGCGTCTTTCACGCCCGATTCTATCAGGCTGTCTACAGTAGCGGTAAAGTTCTTCTCAGAATCCCTCCATCCGGCTATCTGTCCTTTAATGCTGATGACGGCACGTCCGTTTTCTGCTTTTGCTGTGATGTTCATTTCTTCATCTGCGTTTTAGTTACACTTTTCGATTACAACGCAAAGTTGAGAAATGCCTGTGAGGTACTGAAAGAGCGTTTCCATGATGGAAAAAATACGTCGATAAAGGGTAAAATTTTTTCCATTATGGAACAAATAATTTCTTTATGAAAAGCCATTTTCAGGAGGTCGTATAATAATGTGACCTTTGTCTCAGTAAATTAAATGTTATGGCACGAAGCAAGGAATATTACAAAAAACTTCGCAAGGAGGCACACGACCTCTATGTGAACGACGGCCTGTCGAACAAGGAAATATCCGAACGCCTGAAAGTGTCCGAAAAGTCCGTATCCAAGTGGATTAACGACAACGAAGGACTATGGAAAGAAGAAAGACGTGCGGCTGTAGTCAACAGCAAGCAGCAGGCCGGGAATATCAAAGAAATTATCCGTATGCTGGCTGAAGACAAGCTGGACATTTTGCAACGGATAGACGAAGCGGAGAAGGAAGGCGACAAGGAGCTGGTCATGGAACTGCGAAAACAGGCGGCCAGTCTTGACAATAGCGTGAACGCATGGGGAAAGCAGATGGAAAACATGAACAAGGAAAACCGTATCACGCTTTCCGTTTATTTGGAAGTGATGGACCGTGTGTTCGATGCAATGAAGACGGCAAATCCGCATCTTTATTACGAAAGTCTGGACTTCCAGGAAGCACATATTTACGATGTATCTAAACTTTTGGGCTAATGAAAAAGAATGATCAGGAAATTCAGAAAAGATACCTCGAAAAGCTGGCACGTGCACGCACTACAAGAGACCTCGTGAATCCGGATGAAAGCATACTGGAAAAGCAGTCTCGTATCCGCAGGGCAAAAGAAGATGTAGGCTACTTCGTTTCTACCTACCTTCCGCATTATGCCACATCCGAAAGCGCACCTTTCCAGATAGAACATGCCAACAAGGTGAAAGCAAATCCGCTGTACAAAGGATATGCGGAATGGGGACGCGGACTGGCAAAGTCTGTATGGAACGATGTCATCATACCGCTGTGGCTGTGGATTAACCGTGAGACGCATTACTTCTGCCTGGTAAGCGATACGTTCGACCGTGCGGCTGACTTGCTGGAAGACCTTCGTGCGGAACTGGAAGGAAACGAGCTGCTGAAGCATGACTTCGGCGAGCAGGAAAACCCCGGCTACTGGGAACGAGGAAACTTTGTCACCACAAGCGGATGGATATGCAAGGCTTTTGGTGCCCGCATGAAAGTGCGAGGCCTTCGTAAGGGAGCACATCGTCCGGACCTGTGGGGAATAGACGACCTGGAAACCCCTCAGACCATCAAGAACAGCAAGACGCAGGACGATTTGGCCGAATGGATAGAGAACGACGTGATTCCTACCATGACCGGGAAAAAGCGAAGACTGATAGGAAGCAACAACCGTTTTGCATCGCGCATGGTGCAGACCATCCTTCGCGAACGGCACAAAGACTGGGACTGGCACCTTGTATGTGCGTACAATCCCGTCACCTATGAACCGGCATGGCCATCCATGTACACCGCTGAGTTTTACCGTCAGCAGGAAAATGACATGGGTATCCTGGCCGCGCATGCAGAGTATAACCACGAGCCGCTGGTGCGTGGAAAGATATTCAAGCCCGAAATGATAAAGTGGGCACCCATGCCCGACCTTCACTGTATGAATGCCATCGTAGGCCATTGGGATGTGGCCTATGCAGGTAGCGAGACTTCTGACTACAACGCCGTGAAGCTGTGGGGAAGACACCGGAACGACTTCTGGCTGATAGACGGATTCGTGAAGCAAAGCAAAATGAAGATGGCCGTAGAATGGATGTGCTGGAAAACATTGGAGTTGAAGAAAGAAGGTATCGAGGTGTTCTGGCAATATGAAAGCCAGTTCTGGAACGATGAACTGGAGCGAATCTTGCAGGAAACACAGAAAGAAACAGGAGTAAACCTGCTTATCAGTCAGGAACCGCGAAGTTCAATGGCAAAACTTATCCGTCTGCTTACCATGCATCCGTACTATCAGAACGGTAGAATCTACGTGAACGAAAAGCTGAAAGGAAGCCCCGACATTCAGGTAGGAATGAAGCAGCTCTTCGCCATAGAACCTGGAATGACGGAACACGATGACAGTCCAGATGCCGACGAACAGGCCATCAAAAAACTGGAGATGTACACATCGCCTCCGGTACCTAAAGAGGAAAAGGAAAAGCGTGAAGGGTACCGCCCACCACGGATGAGGAGAAGAAGGAAATACGAATGGTAACAATTACACACCTATATAATTATGAGATACATTACAATGGAAGATGTGAAGTCGGTCATTCAAGAACCGATGATACAAAGCAGCATTGAGAAAGACAGTTCCATTCTTGACAGGCTGGAGCAAGGAAGTATCGATGAAGTATGCAGCTACATAGGAGGCAGATACGACTGCACCAAGCTGTTTGGCGAGCCTCCAATTCAGAATGGAATGATTCAGCGTATCATTACCTGCATGGTGGTGTACAGGGCTGTGCGAAGAAATGCCGCCCGCAAGGTTCCTGAAGACTATTCGGAACTGTACGCATGGGCATACGATGTGCTGGCACGTATACGCGACGGGGAAATGCCGCTTACGGATGTGCCCGAAATTGTAGACCCTGAAACCGGGAAAGTGCCAGGAATCTGGATA